TGCAAAATTAGGAGCTAACGGAAAAGTTATTCAAGTATTAACACTTGATAACAAAGATATGTTAAATGCTGATGGTGTTGAAGATGAATCAGTAGGTCAACAATATTTAGAAACACATAACAATTGGCCTGCACAAATGTGGGTTCAAACGTCTTACAATACAGTAAGTAACACACATTCATCTGGTGATAACTCAAAAGCATTTAGAGGAAATTACGCAGGTATAGGTTATGAATGGGATGAAGATAATCAAATTTTTTGGGGTCCAAAACCTTATTCATCTTGGGTAAAAAATACTACAACTGCACAATGGCAATCACCAATCGGTGATGCTCCAGCATTAACAGCTGAACAAGAATCACAAAATACAGCAGGCACTCACAAATGGTATTATGAGTGGAATGAAACAAATACAACTTGGGACTTGACAGATTTAAACGCATAAATTAAAAATGGTGGTGGTATGCAAAAGAAAGTATTAACAGAGCAAGCTCTATATTTTGGTGATGTAGCAATGCCTAAAGATTGGGACATTGACCGAGATAAATTATCAGGTGACATTTTACAATCAGTAATTCAAAATAAAAAATTTCCATTTTCAAGAACTTGGGATATGTTAAATACTTATATACGAGATCACGTTGGTCTTGAGTATGGTGTTAATTTAATTAATAAAAAAACGTGGGGTAACATATATAAACCCAGCGAAACTACAATTCCTTTATTAAATATAGATCCAGTAGATTTACGTAATTCTCCAGACTTTACATTATTATATGGTGTGAAAGTTAAAGACTGTATGGTCAGAATACACTTTGAAGATAACAGACGTAAAGGTAGAAGTTGGGATATATCATTAAAAAATAATCAATTTATTATGTTTCCATCTACCAATATGTATTACCTAACTAACAATCAAAAAGATTCATTAAACTTTGTTCAAACAATAACTTATGAATATATATAAAAATTTTTTACCAAATGATGTGTTTAAAAAATTAAAAGATACTATGAGGGGAGCGTACTTTCCTTGGTACTATAATGATTATGTAGATGAAATAAATGAAAAAGGAGATACTTTTCAATTTACTTTTACATTTTTAAGAAATCAAAAATATGAATGTTGGGGAGAATGGAAAGATATAATAATTCCAGTATTAAAAAACATTAAACATAAAAAAATGAATAGAGTAAAAGCTAATTTATTAACAAAAACAAATAAAATAGTTGAACATACATACCACACAGACCAAACAAAAGGTACTACAGGTATTTTGTACTTAGACAATAGCAATGGATATACAAAATTTAAAAATGGTAAAAAAGTATTTAGTGAAGAAAATAAATATGTTGAATTTGATTCAACATTAAAACATACTGGCTCAACTTGCACAGATGAAAAAAGGAGAATTGTAATAAATTTTAATTATGAACCTATCTAATTATTATTGGTATTTTAGTGGTGTGTTAACACCAAAGTTTTGTGATGATGTAATAGCTTATGCAAATTCACAAGAAGAAGTTATGGCTAGAACTGGTGGGTTTGGTGATGGAA